GAGATTGGCGCGACCGCAAAAATTATTGGCGGGTTTGAAATGGATGTGTCTTACCGTTATCTGCGTCCGAATTCGTATGTGGCAATTTTTCACCCGGCAACGCGAGAAGCAGGCGGTGGCTGGTGGGAAGAATCTGGATTCCTTCGGGGTGACTCGTTTAATTTTATGATCCAATGGCGCTTTTAGCGATAGATTTCTAAGGAGTAACACCATGGCTAACCACGATGCACGAGATGCCAAGAATCACCCCCTCGCTAAGTTCCACTACTACTGGGAGGACCTGCTGTATCTCAAGGAGAGTCGGCAAGGAAAGCTGACGCTGCACAAGAATGTCGTCAACGATTGGGAAGATACCTACATTCGCAGTGCGCTGGTGAAGGAAGAACTCGATCACGACCAGTACCACACCGACAACCCGCAACACGTTTGGGTTAAGGAGCTCAGCCGCAGGGGCGTTACCGGCAAGGATGTGAGTGGCGTGGAAGTTGAAGGCTGGGAACGCTGGACGCTGGTGGGCTACACCACGGACGACACGATTGATTGGGACGGTTTTAAGTTCAACCCCCAGGAGTGCTGGCGGTATGCTCGGGATCCTTAGCTTTCAGGTGAGCTACGGGCGTATTCGACAAGAGCTTGACGAAACCGCCTACGCTGATGGCTACCACACCGGCATTCAGGCAGCACTGGCTCGCTTCCCGTCGCACCGTAACTGGAGAATTCGGCAGGCAATTCATTGAGGTGGTTCGTTTAATTTTATGATCCAATGGCGCTTTTAGCGATTTACAGAAGGTTCAAAAAATGAGCAAGAAAGATCCAAGGCTAGAACGAACAGGGGTAAGCGGGTACAACAAACCAAAACGAACTCCCAATCATCCCAAAAAATCTCACGTTGTTGTTGCTAAAGAAGGCGACAAAGTTAAAACGATACGCTTTGGCGAGCAAGGTGCAAAAACCGCTGGCAAACCCAAGTCGGGCGAGTCAGAGGCTATGAAGAAAAAACGAGCATCGTTCAAAGCTCGGCACTCTAAAAACATAAACAAAGGCAAAATGTCAGCAGCTTATTGGGCTGACAAAGTTAAGTGGTGATATAGAGGGCTTTGTCGTGACATATTTGGAATTAGTCAATCAGGTTTTGGTAAGGCTTCGAGAAGATGAAGCCATCTCGATTGATTCCGACGACCCGGTGGTTCGCTTGGCAAAAGCCTATGTCAACGACGCAAAGCGGTGGGTTGAAGAATCGCACCAGTGGAACAGCCAGCGCATTGAGTGGATGGTGCCAACGATTATTGGCGAAAAGTATGTGTCGCTGCCCGGGGCGGGTCAGTACGCCAAGATCGAGCAGGTGTTGTCGCAGGATCATTATCGTGAGATTGCTCGGGTAACGGTCAACAAGATTCGCTACAACGAAGGGCTGGTTGCAAGTCCCATCGGTAATCCCCGGGATTTTGCAGTTGATGGTGTCGATACCAACGGCGACATTCGCCTTCGTTTGTTTCCGACACCCGAAGCTGTAACGTCGCTTTTGGTTGGCGGCTATCGGCGGGACGCTGACTTAGTATTAAACTCTGACACTTTGAACGTCCCGCACCAGCCTGTTATATGGCAGGCGTATGGCTATATGCTGCGCGAGCGTGGCGAGACTGGCGGCATGAGCGCCGCCGAAGCCTTTGCGATTGCAGCTACCCACCTGTCCGATGCTGTGGCGCACGATGCGGCACTGAACGACCTCGATAACGACTGGTATGTGAACTGATGGCGAACCAACAGCAAAACGTCACAATCCCAGCGCCCGGGTCTTGGGGATTAAACCTTGAAGAAGCCCCGCTTGACCTCGATCCTCGGTATGCCTTGGTGGCAAACAACGCCGTGATTGACAAGTTTGGGCGGCTGGGCTCGAGGAAGGGTCTTGCCAGTGTTACGGCATCGATGCCAAGCCCTTGGGCCTCCGTCTACGTTATTGGGCGCGTCACGGATGGCGATACTGTTTGCTACGTTGCGGGAGTCGATGATGGAGGCACTAACAAGCTATGGGAACTTAAAAACGTAGACTCCAATATTACGGCAACTGAACTCCCCCTTCCGGCGGGTTACACACTAGCAACCCCTAACGTGCAGATTCTGAGTTTTGCTGGCCGGGGGATCATTATTGCGGAAGGGTCAGAAATGTTGGTGCTTGAGAGTGGCAGCTTGCACCGAGTCAGTGACTTGCCCGGGTATCTAGGGCCACAAAACGATGATGGTGCGCTCTACACTTTGCTTAACCCTACCTGCGGTTTGGCGGCGTATGGCCGACTGTGGATCACAGGTATGGACGGAGATAAAGAAACAGTCTTGTATTCAGACTTGCTTGATCCTTCGGTGTGGTATGACGGCAAGGCTGTACCTACTAATCCGTTAAACACGGCTGGTTTCGTTAACGCGCAAGAGAACTGGCCGGACGGTGAAGATCAGATCCAAGGTATTGCGGCTCACAACAACCAGCTCGTGTTTTTTGGGGTCAACTCTATGCTGGTGTGGGGCAATCCTCAAGGCGATCCGGCGGCAGTGGGCGGGATATTTCTGAGCGATACTATTGATGGTATTGGCCTTGTTGATCGTGATGCGATTGCCTTTACGGGTCAAGATTTCTTGTTTATAGATTCTTCTGGCTTGCGCTCATTAGGCCGAACGATTCAAGAACAATCAGCGGCAATTGGCAACCTAACCGCTAACGTGCGAACGGTGTTTTCCCAGCAGCTTCAGATCGCAAAGGTCGCAGGTGGCATTAAACTCACTCACGATTCGGTCATGGGCATTGCAATTATCACCCTCCAGGGGAGCCGAGATGCGTGGGTAGCTGATACGCAAATGCTGTTGCCCAACGGGGCTTTTCGAATTACTCGCTGGCCTGGAATTCCTATCAACAACGCTTTTTACGACACTAGAACAGAACGGTTGTTTTTTGCTTGCACTAACTCAGCACCAGAGCCGTTTGCGATTTATGACCGGAACAGTGACTTCGGCATTTTGGCATACACGTTTGAGTACAGCTCACCTACGCTGTCATTTGGCAATCCGGTTCGGGAAAAAATCTTGAAGCAGATTGATTACACCGTAGTGTCTGGTCAAAGCCCTTCTATTGCGTTTGGCTCTTGGGAGTATGTGGGCAATCGCCCTATTGAGCGCACCAAGGATTTTCCGTTAATTGGTGGTGAAGCCAGCTTTTATGCAGATCCGATCACTCTCTATGGTGTAGCAACCTACGGCAATGGTGAGGAAATTATTAAGAGGTATCGCGTTAATACGACAGGAGCAGGCGAGAATGTCATAATCTCGTTCAAAGTTAGCATTAATGGTTCTACTTGCTCTTTGCAGCAGATCAACACGCAAGCAATTTTGGGTCGTATTCAGTGATCGGGGATAGCGATAGATAGCTATGGCAAGGACGTACACAATCGTTGAAACATCCTCGATGGGCGATCCTCGGACTCACCTGTCAGGCGTCAACATTATCGAGGTCGATGAAGCCTACTTGCGCCAGCAGTTTGCCGGGTCGGAGCAGCTTCAGACTACTTTTGGTTCGGCCAACACCTACGTTGAGTTTATGGGTGAGCAGCAAGACCTGATCGATCTAGGGCTCATTGATGTGCCGGATTGGCACAATGCGGAACCGATTACAGGAACCGCAGCGCAAGAAGCTCGAGGTAACGACGACCTTGGGACTGGTGGTGGCATGGAAGTGGACTACCAGCCGCAGTCTCAAACAAACGCACAGGACTCAGCGTATCGCCAGTGGATCATGAACCCCGAGTATCAGGCTTTGCTGTCTGACTACGGAGTGTCAGATCGAATCTTCAACGATGATGGCGACAGCTTTCGCTGGACTGGGGGTGGCTACCAGAAGGTCAGCGAAGTGGATGATAGCTTCGACACTATGGCGTTTGCCGAGGGTGTGCTTACGTCGATTGCGGCAGCCGTAGTAACAGGCGGCATTGCAGCCAATCTCGCCCCTACCCTGTCAGCAACGCTTGGCGTTTCACAGCAAACCGCTGCGAACATGGTCAGTGCTATCGGCCAGGTCGCAAGGGATGGCGAGCTCAATACAACGAATGTCTTGTATGCGGCCAGCAGTGTGCTTGGTTCAGGCCAGTCCGTAATGGCATCCTGCGCCGCGCCCAGCACTTCACCAGTCACTACGCTTTGCGGGTCGAAGTCATCAAACTCGCCGGGCGCTAAACCAAGCACACTGCTGGCCGCATACAAGGCGTTGGTCGTATTGAGCTCGCCATCTCTTGCAACCTGGCCGATTGCACTGACCATGTTTGCTGCGGTCTGCTGTGACACGCCAAGCGTGGCTGAGAGGGTAGGAGCCAGATTGGCCGCAATGCCGCCCGTTACTGCCGCTGCCGCAATCGACGTAAGCACACCTTCAGCAAACGCCATCGTGTCGAAGCCGTCATCGACCTCGGTGACTTTCTGATAGCCGCCACCCGTCCACTGGAAGCTGTCGCCGTCGTCGTTGAAGATCCGATCTGACACCCCGTACTCAGAAAGCAGGGCTTGGT